CTTTGTTGGTGCGTTCAAAATTGCGATTGAAGCTGCCGGTGTTTACTTCGAGGTTCTCGGCACGGTGTTCGACACTGCGATGGGGGTCATCCAAACAGTCTTCGACACTGTGCTCATGCCGATATACAATTTCTTCAACGACGTGTTCGGGACGGCGTTCGAGGCTGCCGGTACAGCACTGGAGACGCTGGGCGAAGTGTTCAGCACCGTGTGGGGCGGGATCACGACGACGGTTGACACGGCTGTCGGTGCTGTCAAGACGGCCATCAATACAATCATCAGCGGATGGAACGCAATCGAGTTCAAGATCCCCGGCTTCAAGATCGGGCCTATCGGATACGACGGCTTTACACTCGGGCTGCCAAACATCCCGAAGCTCGCGAACGGTGCGATGATTAACTCGCCGACGCTCGCCCTGGTCGGCGAGGCTGGCCCCGAGCTGGTGCTGCCACTCAACCGTCCCCGCCGTGCAGCCCAGCTTCTCAACGAGTCCGGTATTGGCGGCGGCGGTGCGGTCGTGTCGATCGCCACCGCAAACTTCTACGATGGCACGGACGCCGATCTGGTGGCACAGAAAACGATGCTCGCTTTGAGCGCAAGGAGGCTGACAGCATGACCGTCTACCTGACCGATCCGACGTTGGGTGTTCTCAATCTTGGCCCCACCAGCGAACAGATCGCAGCCGGAGAATGTGGTGGCACCGGCTACGTCGTTTCGGAGTGGACGGTCGGGTTCCCCGAGGTGCGTGCCGTGTCCCGTGCCAGGGCGCTCTCCGACGGGTCGGTCGATGATTCACGCTTCGTAGGTCCGAGAGCGATCAGCTTCGGAATCACCATCGACCAAAGAGTGGCTGATCCGCAGGTGCTCGTTGAGCAGCTCACCCCGTACCTGTCGCCCCGTGTCCGCCCTCGGCTGGTCTGGGCGATCCCTGGGTCCACTCAGGAGCGCTCGGCGGTCGTCCGAGGGCAAGATATGTCGCTATCGATTGTGCGTCCGAAGTTTCATCAGGTGATCGCTTCATGGGTTGCCCCGAACGGGCTGCTCGAATCCCCGGTCGAGAACTCTCGGACGATCCGGCCGTCCACCGATGTCGAGGACGGTCGCCATTACTCGACGCCAGCCGACCAGTACGGCCCGTACTACACGAACGCCACCGGCGACGTTGGCCGACAGTATGAGCCGGGTGCCGGTATCGGTGCGTACATCATCAACAATGCCGGGAACGCTGTCGCAGACTGGACTGCTGTGATCTTCGGGCCGGTCGAGACACCCAGCTTGACGATCAACGGGACCGAGATCATCTTCAACCGTGACGGCGGTCTGACATTGAACGGCGGTACGTCGGTCGTTCTCGATTCTCGTTCTCGGACGATCCTGCGGAACAACGATCCGGCCGATTCGCTGTACGGCAAAGTCAACTTTGACGAATGGGCGTGGGAAGATGTGCGGCTCCAGCCTGGACTCAACAGGATCGTCTACGGCGGTGTCGTCATCGGCACGTCGTCGTCCGTCGTGTTCAGTTGGCGGGACTCATACTTGTGAGCGCCGTCAATGTCGCTGTGGCCGATGTGTTCACGTTGGGTGTCGGCCCGCATACCGGCGCTCAACCCATCCAAGAGGTCGGCCTGTTCGGTACGGCTTCGGTGGCGATGTCGCTCGACACCGGCCCGACGGTCACGTTCGATGTAGCAGGCGACTCTCCTGGCGCACGACAGATTGATGAGCTGGCGACAGATGTCTGGGTGTATCTGAACGGGGCGACGATCGCCCGTTGCCGTGTCGCTTCGGTGCAGCAGACGTTCGGGCCGGACGGCGACGATACGGTCAACGTCACCGCCGTCGGCTACGAGGCTTTGATGACGGCCCGGCATGTCCAGTCGCCGCTCGTTTATGCGGGAGTCGATCAGGCGCAGATCGTGTGGGCGCTGATCCAACATACGCAGGCGCAAGCGGGCGGCGATCTGGGCATCACTGCCGGGACGCTCGACGGTGGCAGCATCTTACGGGACCGGGCATATCTGATGGGCGAGAACATCGCTGACATCCTGTCGAATCTGTCGGCGACTTTCGACGGCCCATGGTGGGGGATCGACGGGCTGCTGAATCTCAACGTCCACCCGTTCTCGACGTTCCCGACTCTGAGCACACCGATCATGTTGGGTGTAACGGCCCGGTCGATGACCCGCAACTCGGGTGCCTCGACGTTCGCGAACTCGGTGATAGCGGACGGCGACGCCAACTTCACCACCCCTGTCTCGGTCGATGATGCAGGGATCGCCGCCGACCCGCGAGGACGGTGGGAGAGGATCGCCGGGTTCCCGTTGGTCACTGACCAATCGACGCTCGTGGAGAATGCTGACGGCCTGCTCCAGTCGGCCCGCTCCCCGATTGCGAGCTGGTCATGCCAGATTGATGCTTCTCGTTTCATCACCGACGCCGGATATATGCCGGGCGACTTCGTCAAGATCGTTGTCCCTGCTTCGACGGTCGCCCCTTCCGGTGTGCCCGAGTTCTCGGTTGACGGCCAAGTCATGTCGATGACGTTGACGATTGACGCTTCGGGAGAATCGTCTGTCGATGTCCAATGCGTTGAGGTGGCGACATGAGTGCCGCACGAGGAGCGAAGCCTGGAGTCCAAGCTCAGGCAGCGTTCTTCGAGGACATGCTTCGGCGGCTCGCTGCACTGGAACGTGCGTCGGGCGGTACGTCTGGTTTCACCTTCTACGGCGAGGCGACTCCGACGACGACTCGTGACGGACACACCTGGTTCAAGCCATCGACTGCTGCGGCGTCGGTCTGGTCGGCTGGCGCATGGGTCATCTATTGATCTTGACCGTGTTGTAGGCTCGACGCTATGACGATCGAACTTCCTCTCTGGCTCCAGAACGTCGAGTACAGCGCACGTCTCGACCGGCTTCTCATCGAGCGTGTCGCCCGAGGCTTGGAGCAGGTGTACGAAGGGTTCGAGGTAACCCAGGACGGTGTCGGCTCGTTCAATGTGGATGTTGCTGCTGGAGGCTGTGTCATCCAGGGCGACGATTCTGTCGATCAGGGCATGTATATGGTGCAGTCCACAACGTCCGTAACGGTGCCTGTGCCGCCGTCTCCGGTGTCCGGTACTCGTACCGATACGGTAATCATCAGGGTCAACGATTCGCAGGCTGGTGGCCTTTCGACTCCAGCCGATCAGGCGGTCATCGAAGTGATCGAGGGGACGGTCCTGCCGGATACGTCGATCTCGTTGGCGACGATTGCTCGCATATCATCTGAGTCGGCGATCCTTGATTCTGAGATCACCGACACCCGAGTTGTGATCCCGAGCACTCTGGTCAACTCGATCAACGGCATGACTGGAGTGGTGACGCTTACTGCTGCCGATGTTGATGCGGTGCCGGTTTCGTTCGGGTCGGCGATGCGGTTCCGTGGATACGGTGCTGCGGAGCCTGTCACCGACTTACAGGTTGGCGACGTGTTCTTCAAGGAGGCGTAGTGACTACGTTTGCGCCGACAGGTACCGGCCGGACAGGCTCGACTCAGGATTACACGGTCCCAACTACGGCCAGCTTTATTATTACTGCGGTTGGTGCGACTGGAGGATATGCATACTTGAACGGTACGACGACGGTGAATCCTGGCGGTACGGGCACGTCGATGTATGGCGAGTTTGCTCTGACGGCTGGCAACGTGATCCGTTTCATGGTCGGGCAAGCGGGCGCTAACAACGCCAGCAACCCAGCCAGCCGTGGTGGTGGCGGTGGCGGCGCAACATTTGTTTACAACGTCACTACGGCCACACTGTTGATGGTTGCTGGCGGTGGCGGTGGCGGTGGCCAATATGCGAACGGCACATTGAAGAACGCAAACTTGACAGCGGACGGTTCGGCAGGGACGGTCGGCGGTGGTGCTGCCGGTACTGCCCCGAACGGGGGTGGGGCGACCTCCTACGGCGGCGGCGGCGGCGGCTACAGTGGCAACGGTGCCAACTCTGGATACGGCCAGGGCGGACTGTCGTACACCAACGGCGGCACGGGTGGTGCGCTTTCTAATGACGGCGCTGACGGCGGCTATGGCGGCGGTGGTGGCAGCTACGCCGGTGCTGGCGGCGGCGGAGGTTACGGTGGCGGAGGCGCTGGTGGCTGGTCATTGTCTGGCGACGGCGGTGGTGGCGGCTCATATAACACGGGCACCAATCAGACCAACATAGCTCAGGTAGGAACAGCGGCAGGCTCGGCTTCGATTGTTGCCGCCAACATGGCCCCGACGGCACCGACTTTGGTTGCTCCAGCAGATTTGGCTGGAGTCCCAACCGCAGACCCGTTGCTTTATGATTGGACGCCGAACGATCCTGATGTGGGTGACACCCAGTCCGAGTTTGCTTTGGTGCGACGGAAGGTTCCGCAGTGACAATAATTTCTACGACAGTTAGCAGCGAGGACACCAAGGCGCAGTTCCAACGCAAAATTGACCGATGCCAAAATGGTGTGCTCTGGTCGGTTCTCCGAGCTGCCAGTAGCAGCGCTTTACAGTTTTGGTTTTCGACCGATGACGGCGCAACATGGACGCTAGATGTTACAACTATTAGCTCTGGCCATAGTCAAGCAGAGTCGGCGTTCTTTATTGACATCGACGATTATGCGCACGTCACGGTCTATAGCGGCTACTGGAGAGGCACGCCGAACGCTGCTAGAACAGCTTGGACGTGGAGTAGTAAAGTAGACTTGTATTGGAATAATGCCACCCCCATGAGTAACACCATTGTTGCTCATAAGGAAGGCACGGGATGGGTGGCCCACATTGCCCACGTTATCTATTCTTCGGCGTGGTTTTGTGGCTATCGCCGTATCGGAATCAGCTCCTCGGGGGTGCTTACACTAGGAGCGTTTTCATTACTTGGCCTGGCTGACGACACCCAGCAATCGCTTTGCACGTCGATCGACTTCAACCATACGGGCGACGGGAAAACTGTCGCTAACGGGACTCCAAATGTGTATATGGCTTGGAACGGCGACGACGGCGCTGGTGTCGGCGGCTACACAGTAAATTATATTGAAGCCGTATATTCGTCAGGCCCGACCTGGACACTTGGGACACGAATGGCGCTTGGCAATACCGTTGCCCACCAAAATAAAATGTCTATGTACTTTGATGGGACACGAACATGCATAGCTTTCGTTCCTGCTTCCAGCAACGGACAGAGACTTGTCGCTGTTTGGGAGGTGCTTCCTGGCGGAACGTCTGCGAGTGGATACAAGGCTCCACCGGAAATGAACAACAACCAAAGAATCAATATTGGGGCGGCGTATGACAGCGACCAAAATATCTATATCTGGGCGGATGACAACTACCGTGGCAACCTGTACCAGACCATTTTCAATAGGGCCGCAAATGCGTGGGGCGCATGGACGCTTGTAGCTGCAGCAGCAATCAACTCCAACACCCTGTCAATTAAGCGTGACTGGTCAAACAATTACATCGAAGCCATTTGGACCAATCACAACGGCGCGAATCCCACAGATGTCCGTTACGGCAATTTCGGATTAAACTTCCGTCCGTCTATCCCTACGATCCTGACTCCAGCCGACAACGCAACAGTCGCCCTCACATCTGGCGTAGATTTCACCTACACTTTCGGTGACCCAGAAGGCGACCTGCAAGTTGGTTACGCCCTTAAACGAAGGGCCCTCACGTTAGATGTCGGGGTCGTTTACGCCGCTCAAGAATGGTGGAACGGTACAGCCTGGGTTGGTTCGGAAGCGGAAGTCGCATCCACCACGCAGCCGATCTCGATATCGGACTGGCCTGCCATCGGTGACACGTACCAGTATGCGCTCGCCAACTCGGACGCCTCAGGTTTAGGCCCGTACTCGGCATGGCAGACACTCAACCCTTACGAGTGGTGGGATGGTACGGCCTGGGTTCCGATGGTCGAGGGGTGGATTGTTTCGACCACCTCCGAAGTCACCCAGTCGGTTGTTCAAGCCGATCTAGAAGTCAGCACTTCCTACAATTGGACTGCGGCAACCAAAGACGCTGCCGGTGCCACCGGGCCTTATGCGGCGCTATTCACATTCACCGCAATCGGATCGTTCGCTCGCATCTGGAACGGCTCGTCGTGGCTCGACCATGAGGTCTTCGTTAGGGTGTCAAGCAATAGTTGGGAGCAGCACTCGGCACTCATCTGGGACGGGTCGGCATGGGTCAACTACTAACGGTCACTCAGCAGGAATGGAAGGCATGATGAAACTCACAAACATCCCGCAACCGGTTCGGGCCTATGCCTACCGGATCGGTGTCGCCGTCGTCGGTGTCGCTGTCGTCTACGGCCTCATCGACAAGGGTGACGCACCGTCTTGGCTGCTGCTCGCTGCGGCGATCTTTGGTATCGGCGGGAACGGTCTTGCTGCCGCCAATACGGTACGCCCGCCACTCCGGTCGTCGGTGGAGCCGAAGCATTTGCCGGAGGCGTAATGTTGATGATGCCGACCGGCTCGGCTGGTACAGGCTGGGTCGCCACCGGGCCTGGTGTGCTTCGTAATGCCCGTAGCGGCGACGTGAATGGCAGGGGTGTCTACTACCGGTTTCAGTCGGAGCAGGATTACGCACCGCCCTACGTCTGGTCTGGTTCTGTCCGCACGATCTCGCTGATGTCGCCGCCCGTATTCGAGGACGGTACGCCAGCGTGGTATCGGCCTGGCCTCGTCTTTCATCCGATGTACGGCTCCAGCTCGACGCCCGCCGCTGGCAACGAGGAGAATGTGTTGATCGGCCTCGGCACCTACGACCGGCCCGAAGGTCACGTCGGCATCTCCGCCGAGCTACGCGCCGAGCGACCCGCCGAACCGTACGGTTCCCGTTCAGGGTACGCCCGCAAGCACGCCCGCCAGCCTGCACCGTTCCCGTTCTGGGATGGACTCTGGCACAATTTTGAGATCGTCGTTCACAGTCACGCCCACTACACGCTTATGTGGGATGGCGTCATGTTGGCCGACGTTCTGGAGAACTCGCCCGCCACCATGTCGGGACGCAACCGGGTCGGGCTGCGCTGCGACTTCACTGACATCGAGATCCGTGACTGGGCAGTCCAGGAGATTGTGGCCGAGGCGACCGAGCCGATGGTGTATCGGATCGTGCCACGCACCGAGGTCGGGCTACCCGCCGTGGTTCGAGACTCGACCGGTGCACTCCGCCCACCGCTCTACAACGAGCCGATGATGACCGCCCACTACACCGGCAACAACATCGACTACACCGGCAAAGACACTGCCGAGATCACGCGCCAGATCCAACGAGTGTTCAGTAGCTCAAAGCCGTTCGAGTACAACTACGTGATTGGCCAGAACGACGACGACGAGATCGTTGAGTTTGCCGGAAAGTTCCAAGCTGCACATTCGGGCGGCGAAAACAACATCTCGTTCGGTGTCCTGTTCTTGCTCGGCGTCGGTGAGCAGGTCACCGACCGGATGATTGACAAGTGGCGGTGGCTGCGTGACGTGTTGATCTACACCGGGGCGCTACGGGCCGACGTAGACCAGCGACCACACAAGCTCATGCCTGGAGCGCGCACTGCGTGTGCCGGAGTATCGGTTGACGCGCGCTGGCCCGAGTTCCTCCCACCGTGGCAGACATCTATTTCAGGTTCAGGAGACAACAAAATGATTACGCTCAACAAACCGATTCGTATGCTCGACACTCGGGACCAGCGGGCAGATCCGTTGCCGTCGGGGACGTGGCCGCAGACTTTGCCTGCCGGGATACCGGCGAGGGCCGAGGCTGTGTTCGTGACTGTCACGGCGACCGACGCAAGCTCTGGCGGATTCATCACGCTGTGGGGTTCGGGTGCCCGGCCGAACACGTCGAACCTGAACTATCCGGCAGGGGCTGGCGCGATCTGCAACACGACGCTTACCCGTGTCGTCGGCGGAAAGTTCCAGATGTTCAACGTGTCGCCGTGCCACGTCATTCTCGATGTGGTCGGTTACGCCTGACGGCCCTCGCCTGGCCGATCCCTGCTTCGGTCGTTTCGGACGGGCTACGATGCTGGTATGAGTATCGCTGACGAACTTCGTACCGCTGGCCTCGATGTCATCGAGGGTCGCCCGTATGGTCGGATGACCGATGTGGGTGGCGTTGATGTTCTCTCGACAGGGACGGGCCGCTCGCATGAGTGTGCCGACGACATCAACAATATCGTCACCCCGGCGAGGGGCACGGTGTATCTCGAACGGTCTGGTCGGGTCTGGCTGCTCGCTGACGGCCCGGTCGGTTCCGATGAGAATGCGACTGTGTTCTTGGCGCAGTATCGGGATGAGGGTTCGGAGGAGCAGGCCGACGCGCTCGCTGTCGTCCTCGCTGTTCTTGATGCGGCTTACGCCACCGACGCCCCCATTACCGCCTCCGACGCCGTAGACGGCGAAATAGGGGCTGATCCGGTCGATCCCGAAGAAGACTCCGAATGAGGAACGGCCTGATCTGTTCAGCCGCTATGTCCGGTCAGACTCCGAGGGTGCCGGTTTTAAGCGCCTACTTTGTTCACGGCTGACGAGCTGGCTGATGTCGGAAGGTTGTTGCTCATGAGCGAAGCAGTATGGGTGTTCCTCGGCGCAGTTATCTCGACCATCATCAGCTCGTCGATCAGCCTGTACCGTTCTCGGCTGAATGGTGCCAGCAATCAGATCGAGGCGCTCACGGCATCGGACAATCTGATCGGCCGACTGGAGACTCGCATCGACAAACTAGAAGAGCGAGTCAAAGCAATGGAAGCGGAGCTTGACAGATATCACGTTCTGTACGGGCCCCTCCCACCGGCGAAGCTGCATTGATAGACATCGACAAGATCATCGCCATTATCGCCGCCATCGTTTTCGCGATTACGGGTGCTGTGGGTCGAGATCTTGCTCCAGCAGAGCGGGGTGTCCAGGTGCAAGTTTCGCCGCCTCCGGCACCGTCACCGAATCCGCCCTCGCCACCGCCGAGATATCACCACTCTTCGCCGGACGTGGACCGCTGGCATGACGAAGCGATCCGGGCTGGATGGCCCGAGGATGAATGGCCGAGGCTGGCCTGCATCATCCATCGCGAATCCCGTGGCGACCCATACGCCCACAACCCTCGCTACCCAGACGACAGCTACGGGCTGATCCAA